TAGAGTTCCCTTATTTTTGGCCTCTTCAATAATTGTTAAATTTTCATGTATACAAGCACCTTGTAGTAACATTATTTACTCTCCTTATACTTTTCACACTTTTTAGTTTTTTGCTTGCCGTGCTTTTTCATTGTGCGTACAGCATACGCTTTAATGCTAGGCCACTTAGCGGAAGGTGTGGCTGAGCCAGGAGTAAACCCCTTTGCAATTTTCGTATTTCCACCAGCCTTGCTTTTTGACCCCCAAGTGGGTTTCGTGATAACATATAGCCTATCAGCTCCCTGAGTAGAAAAAATTGTCCCGTAAGAGGCACCAGATTTTAAAGCAGCATCAATAGTATCATAAACTTTTACTTTTGATTTTTGTGCTTTAGTTTTAACCTCTCCTTTAGCTTTGGCAGAACCTTTGTCCTTGGCCTCAGTTAATTCTTTTAAAAGGGATACAAAAATCATTATTTAATACCGTGCTTCTTCTTAACTTGTTTTACGCACCTTTCGAACTTTTCTGTTTTCTTAGATCCTGTAGAGCTGTGACATACCGCCCAAGGGTTTGGTTTGCTACTTTTTTTTTAGCTTTAGGATCGGCTGAGGTTGTACCCAACATACCAACACTAGTTAGTTCATCTATGACACTTCTAGCTTCTTTGATTAAAGAATCAAACTTGTCCAAGAGAACTTTAGTCTTTTTCCTTCCAAGAATATCGTATTCTTGAATATCTTGTTGAGTAGTTTTGGGTTCTTTTAGAGAATCCTCAACAACTTCTTTCTTAGATTCTCCCAAAATACTGCTCATAAAATCAGACGGGACATCTATATTTGAGATGTCCCTCTGTTCTTCAAGAGCTTGAGGAAGTTCCATATCTGGTACGGAAATTTTCCCCTCCTGTATCTGAGCAAAATCTTGATTAAGAATTTCCTCTGCTAAAGTGCCAACAGACTTAGGCATCGACTTCAGAATCAGCATCTTCTGCTTCTTCTTCGGAAAGCTCTTCCGCATCTTCGTCCGCGTCTTCTTCTAGAAGACTAAAGACCATATCGAGATGCTCAGAAATACGCTCTTCTGAAAGTTCTTCTTCTAATTCTGACTCACACAGAGGGCAAACATGCTCAGAGGCTTCTTCTTCAACCACTTCGGTCTCAACTTCAGCTTCTTCTGTAGCTTCTTCAACAGCTTCTGCTGCTGCTTCTACGGCTACTGCCTCTGCTGCTTCTTCGATAACCTCAGGCTTAAGACCTACTTTGGTCCACTCAGCACCCTCTAAAAGGGAAGCTCTCTCTGCGTCACTAATTGTAAATTTTTCCATTATTTATCTCCTATGGATAGAAAAGATTGTACTATCTTCTATAATTAGATAGCCCTATTGTATAAAAACAATATATTATTTTTAGAAAATGTTAACCACAAAATACATTGGGGACTGACGATATAGTTACAGCCCCACATCCCCTAGAGTCTCCCCCTCTGTGCACAGGAAGTCCTCCAGCAAAAACTGTGGCACTACCTCCTGCTGGACCAGGAACAATAATCCCCTCTGGGTGAACTGGTGACGGGGGAGGCTGATACAACCCACAAGGGGGTATAGCTCCCGCAACAGGACCCCCAGGCCCAAAAGTAGCAATTGTTTTTCCAGCGACAATCACCGTAGGAGCGGTATCAACTAATGCCGCTAAACCATGAGAACCCATGTCTCCAACTACTGCTACAGGTTGTGCCATTATTTATATAACTCCGATACTAAGGATATATTATCTATATCTAAAGAGGTTTTCATAGCATATTCTTCTATCACATTATCAACCCCTACTTCTGGCCAAGCGCCATCAGAAATAGTAAACTTACTATCCAAACCATTGGTGGATAAAGTTTCATCAAAAGATAATGTAAAGTCTATTTGTCTTTTAAATCCACCTGAATCATGTTGAGTTAACTTAGATTGTCCTCCTGCTGGATTGTACTTGGTACTATTAGTGGTCATCCAATATAGAACTTTAGGTATTCCAGTAGCCACGATAGGGATATTTTTATTTGTTTTATCCTCGTAAGTGTTAGTTCCTATTGTGGTAAAAGTTAGTATAATTTTTCCATCTTCAATTAAGTATCTTGTTATAGGATCAGCCCCTAAACCTTTGCTTCCTCCGTCTACAGCCAATCCTAAATAATTTATTGCATATTTAAATTCTTCATTAAACAAAGATTCAATCTCAGCATTGGTAGTTCCTTCGATTATATCGTATTGAACTTTATGAGTTTCTATAAAATCAGAATCTAATGTAGTGTCTATGCTGGAAAGATTTGCGGAAAGAAAATATATTGAAGATAATACAGAATCTTGAAGATTTACAAATTCTAAAGTTCCGTCTGCCGAAGAAGCCTCTGCTTTAATTGTTGTAAGTTTGGCTGGCACTCCGACAGGTGTAAGGTAATCTTCTATATTTTGTTTGGTTACATTATCCAAAATATAAGTATGATCTAATTCAGTAGTAAAGGGAAGAGTAGTGTCACCACTATCGGAAGTTGTAACTGCTAACCTATACCCACTCTTAACTCTAGGCCCAGCTAGTGTCCCATCCCCTAAAGTTGTACTAATAGTTCCATCATTGGAAACAAGTAAATCATATTCAGTCCCATCACTACTAGTTACGACAACTTTTGCTCCCACCTCCTCATATGGGATAAAGTACATATCTAATTTTGCTTTATTAATTGGATTTTTTAATGTTGCACCATTTGCTAATATTGAATATTTTTTTATATAATCAAAAGTAAAATCTAAACCCGTAATTTTATCTGTAGGAGGAATAATTGTTAGGGGGTCAATTGATTGAGATGTCTGCATTAGTGTTACTGATTTTAGATAAGGAATATCAATAGCACTCGCCTGTCCCTTCAATATTTTTGAAAGCATACCTTGATAAATATCAAGCGTATTGGGCGTTCCATTTACTTTCATGAGAGAGCTAAGAACTGCTAAATCCTTTGGATCTAAACTGGCTGCTACTGCTGCTGGAGTAATACTAGCAAAGGGAGATAGATCTAAAGATGATGCTACAGAAATAAACTGAGGAACATCAACCCCACCGCTCTTCAAAGACTTTATACCAGTACGCTTAGAAATAGAGGTAACATTAGGAACATCCTTAATAAGAATATCTAGATGATTATTTTTACTTATTTCTTGAAGAAGAGTATTTCCAGTAAACTGCTGTAAACTAGCAACGACACCTTCAGGGAGTCTACTAAGTATATCAAACCAAGTTAGCCAGTAAGTTCCTTTATCTATTTTTAGATCATAATTGGCTTTAATAGAGCTTACTGCTGAGGCAAATAATCCTATCTCAGGTAAATGTGGGCCTACTTTAGTTTTTGTTTGAGCAATAGTCTTTAAGTCTTGGGTAACGAAATCACTTTGTAAACTAGACAGAGTAGAATTATTATAAACTAAATTATTCTTTGGATTATTAGCAAATATAAGAGTTGTTTGTTCATCAAATAATGGGTTAACAAGTTTATAGCCAGAATTATACTCTTCCCATGTTTTTTCTGATTTATATTGAGATACATCCAAGGTCAAAGGAGAGTAAGCCACACCCCTGCCACCATGACCTCCTATAATTCCAACATCTGTTGTACCCCCTGCATCCCCCGCATCCTCAACAAGAGTGCCATTAAAGGAAATAACTGCTTTACAGCATGCTGGGGGCAAATCGAATACTAGACCATTACACCAAGATTCTGGCAGGGTTCCAGCCTTATCATCGTGACAGTTACCATAACTATCAACACAAAAACATCCAGCACCTCCGCCTCCTATGGGAGGACCCCCTGGGCCTGGGGTTGTTGGTCCAGTCGGGCCGTCTGCTGGCGGCGTGTCGGGCGGGGCTGGTGGTGGGATTGTTGGTGTAGGATGCCCAGGTGCATCAGGATCATCTACTCGGCCTTCCCACTTGCCTACAACCTCATCATCTAAGTAATTATTCCCAACCTTAGTAACACCTATAGTGTTGTCTGGCTCGTTATCCTCATCTTGACCAAAACCCCCCTTTGGTGCATCAGGAAAGCAGAAGTTAGGCTGGAAGGGCATCTTACTTCAATTCAATGACAGGATTCTGTGCGTTTAGATTTCCTCTGTAGGTTCCTACAGGGTGACCAATAATTTGGAATGCAACTGTGGGGTAATATGCAGCCCCAGCAAGAGGCTCTCCCTCGTATAGGAGATTAGCTGGCTGATTAGCACCAGTAAGTCCAGCAGCAATTGGGTGATGAATAGTACCTGCGTTGCATACCCAGAATCCTGCGACCTCCTGCTTATCTCTGTTAGCATCAGTTGTTGGGTCCCCACTCCACCATCCGTGGCTAGTCTTCTTTTCATCACCAGATTCCCCAGGTCCTCCAGCGGCTTCCCATGCAACATAAATTGTGAAATTAGTTTTTTTTCTGTCTATCCAAATTCCACAAGCCCCAGATCTCTCATTTACTCCCTCATGTACATATCCTCTATCAGATTGATGAATACAATTATGTAGTTGTACACTTACATCATAATGAGACATCCACGGAACTAAATCTCTACTAAACGCAATTGTTTTTTGAACAAAGAATAACTGGTTACCTAAAGTTTTATTTTGGTGATTAGAGTTCCCTAACACTCTAAGTCTACCATTGTTATTTAATTCATTTTGCTTTACAAACCCTAGCCCACCAGCCGCACCAACATCAGCTTGATACTTACTTCCATAACAACCAAGTTCAAATCCCCGCTGGCTCCCTGCGCCATAATTAGCGGAAGTTGCTGGAGTATCATTTGTGACTCCATCATTCCAAATAAAACTTATATGGTCTAGGGCATGGAGACCCTTTTCAGGTAAGGAATTAGCATGAGTTGCTAAATCCCAATCAGGAGCCATAGGAACAGGTGTATCAGGATACTGATTTTTGTCTGAAATATTTGCCCAGGCCTCTTCAACATTATCAGCATTACCCATATAATATTCGAATTGAGCCAAAGTACCTTCAACACCAAAATTCATTCCTCCAAACACCATTCCTGCGCCAACTACCCTAGAAAGATCGGTAGGGAATGGGGCCGCTTCAGCACCAGCGACACCTGTATCAACATAACCCTTTAACGCACTTTCAACTTTATCTAATTGAGCTTTTCCAACAACTGGATTAGCAAAAGATATTTGTGGGTTAGCAGCAGCAATACCCGCTCTCTCATTGTACGCTAATTCTGTAGTTCTAAAGAAAGGTCTTATATCAATTACATTTGCTTTTGCTATAACAGTTTCATCATTTTTAACAAGAATATATGCTACAGGCAAGATTGTTTGACCTACCAATGGGTATGCTCCAGTCTCTAATTCTTCACTAAGCAGAGGTGCTTGGTTTAACAGATCATCTGGGGCTGGAAAAGATCCATGAATGTTAAGAGCAGAAAACCCGTTGTCTAGATTAACTTCATCTCCTACATGAGGAAGAATCATTGGATTTCCATCTGAGTCTGCTGCATTCAGGGGGCTGAGGGTTTCATGGTAGGGAGAGGAGTTTGGTACAAATAAATCAACACCAATGCCAGCACCCTTAACAATACCTAATTCAGGCTTATTAATTTTTGTAGGTGCTCCTACACTATATCTTCCCGTAGTTACAGCACTAGTATCAACAGGCTTAGAATAGATAAATACTAAATCAATTCTCTGTGTGGCTGGCACTGCGACCTTTGTCCCTGTGTCATCGAGATAGAAAAAATCATTTTCATCAAAGTTAGGAATATCAATACTTATTTCTTCAGCAACATCCACAATGGCAGTTCTAACTACACCCTTCCATCGCTTAATAAAAGCGCTCTCTAAGAAGCTCAATTTTGCAAAACCTTGGTGGTAAGAATCATAAGTAGGAGCTTCCACTGTGTTGGCTTCGCCTAGTGCAAGAGGTTTTTGTACCCACAACATTACCTCACTAAGAGGAAAGGGGCCATCTCCAATAACAAAATCAAGTGAAGGTAAGTCGGTCCCAGTAAAATTTCCAGCCGAATCCTCAGTTAACATAGGATAAGTGAAGGCTCTTTCAACCAGTCCGTTCATATTCTTAGCAGTAGTAGATAACTTAGTTTTAAAAGAATTTAATATGGTATTAAGTAATGTATTCTTTGTTACATCTCCAGTACCTTGCCCAGCTTGAGCAGTTATTATATTAAATTTATCAATTTCTCCTAAGCCAGAAGCAATAAGACTTAGATATGTCATAGGCTCTGGGTCGTAAGCATCATTAATTCTTGCCGTATATCTTCCTGGGAGAACTCTGATAGTCCTATCATTACCTAAGGCGTAAGGGCGAAGTTCATCAATGTCACCTCGTTTTACTGATGTGATTCCTACACCTTCAGCATCTCCAGCACTCTCACTTACTTGATCCTTCAACCACTTACAGTTTTCTTGCAACTGTTGCAGTGGGATATTATCAACTTCCCAATAGTAGGGATCATTAGCCTTAAAATACCGAATAGGATCGGTAAATTTAAAGGGACTATCAGTAAACTTAAAATCAGCCATCTGTTAATTTTCTCCTACAGTTAAATCAAAACCGTTAGAACTTTTAAATCCTATCCCAAAGCCCGTCGCATCTCCTGAGCCAGCAAAGTCTCTTCCTCCAACCCCAGTGTCAGTACTATAAATTGTAACAAGCTTAGGTCGCCTGGAAGTTCCCAAACTTCCGTTCCAAGCGTTCGCAAAAGTGGATGCAGCAGACTCATCTAGAAAGACTCTATTAAATGCATCTTCTACAAACTCATCACAGTTATACCATCGGAAGGCACTAGAAGTGTTATACAGAGTAGATCCTGTAGATTGCCCAGCCCTAAATCGTTTTACAAGTTGTGGTCTCCAATATAGAGGTTTTAATGACGAATTGGAATAACCATCTGTCCCGGCGTGTCCCCCTGTCCCAGATACCATAGAAGATACTTCAGAGGATAAGTTATATCCTTGAGCAAAGATTTGTTCTACAGGCCCGCGAACAGAGGAACAAAGATAAGCTGAGGATAGAGAACCAATGGCTGTCCAATAAGGACCGCTGGGAGATGTCATAAGCTGCCTAGCCAGGGGATCTACACTAAAGTATAGTCTGAATGGGCCTTGATTCCTGAACTCACCATCTTCGGTTCCTAGAGGAACTGTATAGGCGGCGTGGATGCCACAAACTCCCATATCTGTCAAGGAGGTATTAGTTATCAAAGGGTTTCCTAGAGAGTCGGCATATTGAAGAGTTATATTAGGAGTGGAATAATGCATTCCATTTGTTGATGACAGCCATAAATTACCTTGTGGAGCTGTTCCAATTCCCCCAGCATAACTATCCAAAATGCATACCTCATGGGTATCAGGGGTGGCTGAGGGTGCCCCAGAGCATATAGCCTGGAATTTCATAGCAGCAGGAGTCATAGGAACCGCAGGATCATTTGAAGATACCCATGCAGCCCCAGGACCATGATATTGAGTCATCCTTGGGTGGCAACCACTTACAGAAATATAGGACATATCCAAACGAGAAGTATCAGCAATATTCCAAATTCGTAGCTGGTTACAGAGAGCACTAGCATCATAAATTATACCAGACACTTCCTTAGCATCCCAGCCAGCAGGGAAGTGAACATTCTTTACATTAACTTGGCTATCATTTACTGCTCGTAAACACATTCCTCCGTGGCTTATTTTTGCTATTTCCGCAGAATTTTGAGGGTCTTCCAAATACCAATTAACCTTTCCTTTCCCTACTTGTTTCTCAGTATTTAACGCACCATAGGTAACTGTAGTGGGTGTTAATCTAGCAGCATTTAAGGTAGCCTCACTCCCTTTTTGTGTATCACACCTCCTTTGGGTTCCATGAAGCTCATTATTACAAGCAGCAAGTTCTGGAAGAGGATAGAACTGCATTGATCCTCCTGAGACAAAGGTGCTGAGATCAAAGGACTCACTTTGCCGCCAGTCTACAGCAGAAGTAGCACTGGCTCCCCAGTTGGCGTGGAAGTCTCCCAAGTTTTCCATGTTGATTGTTGATTTCTTATTAGCAACCAAGCAAGCTCTTGATGCGTGTAATTCAACAGCCGTATGATTTTGCATATCATACAGATTCCAACTACTAACATCTACTTCACCGTTGACTGTGGGAGGCTTAAAGGACATAGTGCTATGATCTTCAGCAAGAACATCAACACCATACCTAGCAATAATGGTTGGTCCATTAAATTCTACCAAAGAGTTTCTACCAGCGTACACACCAGTAGTCTTCTTTTGATTAGCGTGAGTATTCGGACCCCAGATTGTAGTAGCTCCCCCTAATGATCCTTGGAACAAAGCTTGGGAATTATCCGTTACCGCTATTGCAGCACCGAAGATTCCATGACCCTGTTCTAAACCACCATCACCTCCTATGCTGTCAACAGCTGTATCATTTAGTGTATTAATTAAAGCATGAACAAAGGTTGCTTTAGAACCATTCTTAACTTCAATTGAGGGTTTTGTGGAACGAGGTTGATTTATTAAACTACTTAAACTTGTTCTGCCATGAGAGAAATTAAAACCCATTCTCCCGCAATTTGTTGGCATAGAGCTAACTTGGGCTGGTTCCATAACAGAATTGTCGAGAACTATATGCTGTCCGTTTGCGGAGCAAGAAAACTGATCTATAACACCCGCAATAACAGTCTCCCCATCTCCAGTATCAAACTTCCTCTTGTTATAAGTTATATGGGATCCTTTAGCAAGTAATCCTTCATACATATTGTTGTCCAAAGAAACCTCGTCAAAGAAAATCTGTGAGTTTGTAGCATCAATTCCCCTGCTGTTGCTCCAACACTCCACTCTACCATCCAGATCTAAGGTAGAGTTAAACATTCTAATACCAGCTCCGAAAGGAGCAACCTTTTCTAGAACAAGACTCTTATCAGATCTGCCATTATGGGAAGCTTGGAAATAAGTTGAAGATACACTAGCAGTTTCCCCAGTAATAGCTCTCCCAGCGCCGCCCGTAATAATTGAATTTACTAAGTCTACGCCAATATCATTCTTTGTAAAGTGTAATAAGAAATCTACATGAGCACCTATTCCTGGGTAATCCGATCCCTTAGGTGGAGTAGCATTAGCACTTAGAGTAATCTCACTATTTACTGCCCGTAATCCAGCAGCCATAGAAGAGGTGTCTCTACCAGTAGTAGAAACCAATTCATAATTTCTATAACCGACAAGACCCCTAGTTACAACAACTTTAGAATTATTAAATTGAATACCTGCTTTAGCACAGCGCTCTGCGGCACAATTCTCAACTACAATATAATTTGAGTTATTAATTTCAATGCCAATATCCGTAGCTTGGTTTGCTCGACTAGCGGTGTCTGCCCAGTTGCCATCAACGATACAATTCCTTAGAAAAATAGGTCCATCACAGTTTTCAATTTTAATTTTTCTAAAGTAATTTCCATATATCATTCCTGTGGCACTAGGATTAATGTCCTCTGTAGGAATAGTTTTTCTACGAAGAAGATTATGAGTTCCTTGATTAACAGCACTAATATCTAAGACAGCAATAGTCGCATCATTAGCACCATCATCGTAAACCACTGCACTTGTCGAAAACACATTAGGAGTCTCCTCGGCTGCCGCCACCAAAGCTCTACTTATAGGTTCACAAGTTAATTTACTAGTTCTAGTATCTGTTGTTGGATCAGCGCCAACTACTTGCCAAATCAAACGATTATTTGCTATAAATCTAGAATCTATAACAGTAGTAGTAGCACAGGGTGTGAGAACTGTAGCCTGAAGACTTACACAAGAAGCATCTCTAAAGGTAGTACTTAAATCTAGAGAACAAACTGAAACAACATTGTCACTATTCTCCCCTCCTGTAAGAATACCCACTGAAGATGCTGCGTGTATCTTTCCAAAGTTTCTATTAATGATTTCTAAGGAGCCTGTACCTTCGCACTTCAAGTTATTGATCTCTATACGACCAAGATCCCCGAACGATCCAATCTCCAAAATAACGGGGAACCTCAGTATGTCTGGGAGAGCGTTTAGTGCTCCACTAACCGTAGTGAACAAGTTGGGATTGCATTGCAGTGCCGAGGCTGTAGCGTCCCCAGAAACGGCTAGAATCATGCCAGGAACAGAGGAGGTTGGATACCCCGCTCTCTCCCACATATGGTAAGTCCGCTCTTCTAGGTCGTAGAGGGGGAGGTTATCCTGCTCCCAGTTATAGAAGGAGCTAGTATCAAACTTGGCAACTGTATCCGTCCAACTGTTAAGAAGCTTAACATTGGAACTGGCTGTATAATGATCTGTGGCAAGAAAAGGCATTTTAAAAATTAATTGTCCATCTGAATACTAACGAAAAATCATCCGTCTTTGTTATATCGCTAAAAGTTCTGTATGCAACCAAAAGAGAAGTATCAGTAGCAAGTCCCCTTGGGTTTCCCATAAATAAACCAATCTCATTTATAGGTTTTGATGAAAATTGACTTACTCCACCAATAGATTCAATATTTCCACTTATACAAGCTTGCTCATCCAAAACAATAGTCCAACGAACAGATCTGTCTCCTATTCTAGTTACATGACTAAAGGGAATATAAGCAAAAACTTTACCCGTCTGTATCGTTGCAGCAGGGGTTCCTGCAAATTTACTGTTGGTACTTAAGACCAGTTTTGACGCGGCTCCACCATAATCGGTGGTTCTTTCCAAGGGACCACTAAGCTGAAAAACAGCACTTAGTGGAATTCCCGCTTGCCCAGCATCCACTGCCGCTTGAACTATAGCCCCAGAGACCCCTACCTGAAACCTGTCAAAGTGGTAATCGGTAATCTTTCCAGAACCAGATCCAGTGAAAAAGTAGCTAAGACCTACACCCATACCTGATGTAATCACATTGTGATCATCAAAAACAATTTCTTCTGCACCATCTTTATGGTGTTTAGCTATCTGGAGATGTCCAGTTATTTCTCTATCTTCTGTAAAATTCATTTAAAACTTCAGTCTCCATATTATAGTTAGGTCTTTATAGTTCAAAGCTCCAGCTTTTCCTCCCAAACCTGTCCAGGGACTTGCCTCTAGATCGTCCTGAATATGAGCTAAATTCTTACTCAGTGTTTTTTTAGCAAATAGTTTATATTTCCTAGGATTATTTAGGGCATTAAATGAATAAGGCGGTGTATAACCTTCAGCAAGCGTAGCTTTATTATCTATACCCCAGAGTCCCATAGTATATATCCCTCCATACAAATTACTATATCCCAAATCTCCTGAACCTATTGTTACCATATAAGTTATCCCCGTACCTCCGTTAGCCACTGCTGTTCTAGTGTCATGAGCGTAGATAGTATCAGAAGAAACAACTAACCCTTTATAAGTATATTCGTGCCACGCTTGGCCTGTGCCTGGGGCTAAATGAGTATTACTCGTAGTTTTACCTCCTACAGCATATACCTGTCCAACAAAGCCACTTGTGTCCATAGAGCTAGCTGAATTGAATACACTTATATAATGACCACTTACAATTTGATTGGCCGAGACATTAGCTCCCTTGAGAACATCTGGATTCTCTGAAGTAGAACTAACAAAACTTGCATCAAAACTAGTAACAATACTCCACTTACTACCAGAAACAGTGTGCTCCATATTTGCTGTGCCTGATCCTGCTGGATAACACCCCATAAAATAGGCCAAAGAGGATACTGGGGTGCTCTCCCGTACAACTGATCCAGTAGATTTATTATAAGAACTAACTGATACATAATTTGATCTAATTAAGTCTCTCCAAGGAATCATATTTAGATTATGTCCTACAGCATGATACAACCCTGCCTCAATCTCCGCAGCAGTTCTAGTATCTTCTTCCAACATACGATCCTCAGGACTTGGGAAGGAGGGAAGAGATCCTGATGGGATATAGCTAGATAAGGCCAAACTTCCCTTAGCACGGATAATAGAATTAGAATCAGATAGACCACTAGCAGCAAGAATAGCGTTATTATTAGAATTATAGGATCTACCAGGGGTCCGTTGATAAGAGGTCATATGTACCCCATATTCCAATTGTGCTCCCCATAGGTACACTGAACCTATATTATTCAAATTAGGCTGCGAGTCAGTACCTACAAACCCAGCAGGGTAAATATTAACAGATACATTTCCTACCCCATCCATTGCTGGCCCAGGCCAAGTCTTTGTTACGCCAACTCTCCACCAACCATTTTTTAGGTCCTCTAAATGAACATTGTCCCCCTTTGTCGCTGTAGTAGCAGTGTAATTTGTTGGAACAGCAAATCCATTATTAGTCCACTTAAATTGGTGCGAAGTAGAACTATGATTACCTCCAGCAGTAGTTTTATACTTTAATGCTAGAATAAAAAATTGATCATCTAAAGTAAGGGGTCCGGCTTTTACATAAATAGAAGCAGTCAAGGGAGTACCTGAAGCAAGATAATTATTATTTGGAGATAGCTGTTGATGCAAAGTAGCATTTCCTAATTCAGAGGAATCAGGATCAGTATGCCAAGGACTTAAATCATAAGCAAGTTCTGTAACAGCTGATACCCCATCCAAAGGACCAGTAGTTTGATCTGTAAGAATCGCAAAAGCATCAGTGTTAGTGTGAGTCCAACCATAAGTCCCGCTATAATCAAACTGATCTGAATAGCTCAGTAGGTTTTTATCCCCAGATACAGCCCTACTATGTCCTAGAAAAGTATGTGCGTTACCTTGATATTCACCAGCACCCTTACCGAAAGAAATTGCATTCACAGTAAAGTTAGAGGTATCAAGCATTGCTGTGTAATCTACACCAGCAATTGTTCCCAACCCAGACAAACTAGGAGAGGTTGTAAGCATATCCACAATCAAACTTCCAGCACCATCAACAAGAAGGTTATGTTCTTTGTGAACTAACTTCTGTTGATCATTGCCAAAATCTGAATATATTTCTACTTCGCCTCTCATTAGTTTTCTACCTCGATTAGTGTATAGTTATTATACTTTGTATGCGTCATGCCGACACTTGAGGCTGTAATTCCTGATGCTCCCCAATTAGGATGTTCACGATAATTCAATCTAGTACCCCCACTAAGCTCATATATAGCAGAAGTAACTACAGCATTCCTGCTGGATTTTCCTTCCTGTAAACTATTAAAGTGTCTAAGCAAGTCCAATAGTTCTGGTTTCCAAAGTTTTGTTTGTACCTGATCACAATAATTATCTTCCATAGCATGTGAATTAAGAAGATCTAATGGAGTCCAAGGAGTATTATTTCTAACTGTGGCCCAATCATACAAAGTTAAGTCTTGAATGGATACAGTATCTATTACTGTAAATTGTCCTTTATTAAATGTTGGAAGTTGGAAAACTTCTATCACATACTTCTGATCTTTTCTATGTACCATTTGAGCATCCTGAGCAGGATACTCAGTTGGAAGAGAATCTATATCATTTATATCATGATGGACTGCGGGAAAGAATCCAGAACCCCTAGATCCATCGCCACTAACATCAACCTTACCTACTTCAAGTTTTGGCCCCCAAGCTAATACCGAGCCTTTGTTATTATTTGTGTCTGGAGCTATACTGTATGCTGGCCATAAATTCATACTAATCTTCGAACCACCGTGCTGATTTAACAACGATACGGCTACTCTGTACCACCCACTGACATCAGCTGTCCCCAAGGAACTATCTGTAGCAGGAGCGGCTACTTTTTCAAATTTGAAAAGGTGTTCCCCAGGACCCACATTTCCTGTTGTTGTGACCTGAGGAGTATTTACACCCCCCTCCCAATTTATAAGAGCGTTTGTAATATTATCTCCTATAGCCAACTGAAGTAGACTTAAGTGTGCTCCATCTGTCACAGCAGACACTTCCGCAGGACGAAGGAATATTGACCCTGTGTAGTACTCAGTATTTGTAGGAATGGGGATACCGTTACATCCAATATTAGCATTCTTAAGCAAAATAGCTTCATCCTGTACCTTGAAAACATCTCCCACCCCTGCACACCCACTAGTATCAGAAAAACGAGCATTGTTTGGACCTAATAACTGAGGAGGGTGTTCAGTACCAGATAATGTAACTGCTGCGCTAAGATCCCAAGATCTAAGATCTACAGCAGACGCTTCAGGAATAAAGGAATAATGTTTCTTACTTGAATAGTAAGAGTGAGGTACAGTTATTCTATTATTTCTAGTATTAAAAGGAACTTCTAATTCAAAGAAACTCTCTTCTGTAGTTTTATTAATTGAAGCAGCATTAAACTCTTTATCACCAGAGACATCAGTACTAAATTGATCTATACAAGTTATATCGCTGGGGCTATAGGTAGCTGTGCCTATATGAGAATACTTTTCAATAACATCATTCTTGGTTACCGCACTAGCATCGAGAAGGATCCATTCTCCAGACTCATTCCAATGTTTGCCTTGAGCCTCTCCTTCTGGTCTCCCAGGTTTGAAAATCCATAGTTTATTATCTTTACCTTCTGGAACGGTATGAATAAACATCCCTACTTTAGCCTCACCTTGCTTGTTTCCAGTCTCTTCTCCAGCAGCGAAGCGAACCTTAGCAACAAAATCATGTTCTGGAATTAACAGATTAGGCTTATCTATCTCGGAGAATTTCTTTAAGTTAAAAACTATTCTTGGGAATCCCTTACCTTGATGCGCCTTGCACTTGATAACCCTATTATGCAAGAATGTTTCATCTTTTACGCTTGATGAATTAACTGAAGAAATACCATAAACAGTGAAGCTATTTTGTACATCCCCAACATTAGGAGCAAGTCCAGAGGTCATTACCAGATCTACCCCACTCAAAATATGGGGGTTTCTAAATTCATAAGAACTTGCTCCACCAGCCCCAGCAGATAAAGTTAAATCACTAATTGAGTTTGTTACTCTTGATCCATAAACAGAAGCATCAAAAGTCCCTTCTGACCCTAGGTAAGCCAAAGGTTCACCACTAAATACATTTCTTAAAGTTAGGGTGCTGGTATCAGATGCGGCAAAGGAGGACGCAATAAGAGGAACTAATGGAACAAATGCTACAGCAGAACCGTCCTTATCAAAGGTAGCGTTATGCAATAGCGGACCATAGGTATGTGATATAATATGCCTACCGTCAGCGGTGACAGCACTTGGAGCTATACTATGTCGGTGCAAATCATTTGTATAAACCTTGTATAGTTTGTGAAGGCGTTTACCCCAAGTAAATCCTGTCCAAGATCTAGTTCTTAAATTGGATTCTAAGGTTGCTCCCATAACAAAATAAGGAGCAGAAGATTCTACATTTTTGAATACTGAATCCCACTTAGGATCTGAGTCAGCATAGACAGCATTTGTATGAAATTGCTTATCCCCATTGGTTAAATAGTTTGCCGTAGACTTAGCCGCATCCCACCAGTTTGCAGAAGTTATAAGGGCATTATAATTTACACTACCAACAACTTTCAAAGAAGAAATATATGCTTCGGCTTCAGATAGTTTCATTCTCTCATTAATTCTATGCATTAAAGCTACAGAATCAGAAAGATCACTTCTATCAACATAAGAATTTGCAGCGCCACCAATCCTAGTAACTTGTCCTAGAGCGGAGAAAACTTCAGAAGCTGTAATACTACTCAACCCCCTACAGGGGAAAGTATTACTAACATCTACACCAGAAAAAGTGTTTTGAGAATCTAGAGTTTCACATGAACGATAAACAAGATTTAGATTGTCTATACACCTGTCATCATATACCGTCTCAAATTTTCCTGCGGAAGGAATATATCCTAAAGGAAGGAACCCTAATGAGTAGGGAGCTTTTGGACCTTCCGATTGTTGGCTAGATAAAGAATACTCAAGAGTTGAAGCCTCAAATCCAATAGGCATATTAAACCCAGTCCTGTCATAGTACCCGTTTGTTTCAAATAAGTTTCCTAAATCTCTCCTTCTCCAAGCACTCCTCCCAGGAGGAGAAGCAATATTTGATGACCAAGCCAGCTGATCGTTAGTGATGAGCGTATCTTGCAACCCTCCTCCGCTAGCAGACCTATTACAGAAGTTTGTGCCGTCAACCTCATCCCTCCTGAAGGTTCTATTTCCAGCAGACATATCAACGCCAGAAAAACTTGCTCTAGCTAACGCTCCACCAGAAGCATAAGAATCAGCAGATCCATCAAAGTAATCTGATTTCTTAAAGCCAATAATCATCTTACTGGCAGAGAGATCATGAGCGTAATGTCCTTCTTTATCCAAGAAGTATTCCGAATCAGATATCTCAAGTAATATATCCGCCAAGGTGTGTGCTGGGAGAAATTGTTCCGCTACACGAGCCACTTGATAAAGAACTTGTGGGCTATCAGGATCAAGGTTTACCTTATCCCAAGCAAAGCCCGTGGACTGAAAAGTAATTTTAATAGTAGAAGATTTTCCACTCCAAAGACTTATATACTTATCTCTTAATTCAAATTTCTTTGTATTAGCTTCATTACCTAGAATTTGTAGAATATCTTTTTCATTAGGTGGGTACTTAGCAGCGGTGGTTAACATAAACCACCCATTACCGATATTATTCAAAGTATCTGCTTTGGTTATTGTATTTTCTTTTATATAATTTGTAACTTGTGTAGAAAAAGTTTCACCAACCGCAAAGGCACATGTCAGTATATTATTAATTTCCTCCAACATGGGTTCACTAATTGAAGCGTGTTTATAATACAAATATTCTTCAAAAGGAGGAATAGGGTATAGTCTTTCCCTATAATTAAAAACTAATTCTTTTTCTTCAATAAACTCAGTTAAAGATTGTTTACCCAAAGGAAACTTATCTGGAAATTTTTCTACTAAGGTGAGAATGATGTAGTCTACAGCAAGTCGCAAGTTTCCCTCAATACTAGAGGAGTTATATCCTTGCACTCCAATGCTTTCAGCAATTGCTGGTGTCCAAGAATTAAGAGATTCAAATAAGGGACTTTCCGTAGCAAGTGCATACATCAAAAGATGAGGGACATAAGATTCCCACATCTCCGTAATATTGGAAGATATATCGTGAACTCCAGATGCAAAAGTAGAATCAACCGCTAACTGTATAGCTTGTTTTGTACCTGTTCTCTTATAGACATCAACTGCGTTAGTTAGCTGCAATCGTTGTCTAGAAGTATCATGACCAAAAAAGTTCCAACCGATGATATCTGCAATTGACTGGAGGTAATCTGCTGGACAATCATCAATATCGTATAGTAAGGATAACTTATCCGCTTCAGCAGCGAAATCTGCAAAAGAAAATCCCAAGGCTTTTAGTAAACTTCTAAATGGACCCGCCGACTCCTCAGTTGTTAATGTTGCGCTAGTTGAAACATAGGAATTAAATGCATCTTTAACAAGAGTATCTTGAAAACTAAATTCATCAGGAGCATAAAGTATATCAATTAATGTTTTCAGTTTTTCTAATTGTTGATGCCCACTTGTGTCAGTAGTAGAGCAATCTACAGAGGACACATATGCTGGGGGAAGAAGTCCTAAATCTGCGAAAGAGTTTCCAGCAAGTTCTCCTGCAAAGGAAGAGCTACTTGTCGTGTAGTTTCTCCATAGAAACTCGGTTAAGCCCTTCATAGCATCGTTTATATAAAGAGATTTTCCTCTGTATAACTTGTCTACAAAAGCACTGGTTACATAAGCTGATGGCTGGTAATCTGTTGTAGTTAGTGCACTAGTATTTAAGAAGTAAAACCAAGACAAGTGCTTTATAAGATGTTCATGCGCTCCACTAGCAGGGTTACCGAGATCCAAGGCCGCTGGAATATTATTAATATTTCCACTTAGTTGAAGACCACTTTCGGCAGAAGTTGCTGGATAGTTTAGTACTGTTTTTGGTAGTAAAGTTCCAGAAACATAGTGTTGGAATTCCGCACTTGTTTCAAAGTCTGAAAACTTCTTTCCCATTTTTCTGAGGATATTTTGCTCAAAATCAAAAGGAGTAATTTCAGTAGCACGATTTGTTTTATCAAAATATCTTGCAATACCAGAAAAGCTTGAAAAATTAAGAGCAGAAAAGTAGGTTGACCCAGGTAGAGCTGATGGAGAGAACCCACTTAAAGCTCCACCAAATTCCTTTGCTATTGTTATATGTCTATTTGTAAGATCAGCAAATATATTTATTCTTGTACTACTTAGAGA